ACAGAATTAGACCCCCCTACTCTTATTAAAGTTGGCGTGGTGGTTTCGTTTGCAACACCAAAATAAAGACCAACGGCAGGGGCGGGTAAAGTCAAAATTGCCGTAGCTGATTTAATCACAAACACGGTGCCTGACTGCGAGGTTGTAACTGTTGTATTGCTAGTTACGTCGACCACATTGGCTAGAAAACCAGCGTTCAAGTCTGCCCATGTACCCGCTGTTGCACCAGCGTTTACTGTCAGAACCTGTCCCGCTGTACCCAGTGATGCGGGGATGTTTGCTGCAACATCACGCCCGTCTACTGTGCCGGAGACTGTTATGTCACCTGTTACTTCTACGCCTGTAGCTGTTGTTTCCAGCTTTTTAGTACCGAGATGGTACAGTTCTACAGCGGCCCCTAGGTCTGCTTTAATAGATACTATCTGACTACCCGCACCGTTTTGTTGCTTTAAAACAAATTGACCATAATTAGAGCCAGTATTATCACCAACGGCAAACTCAAGGCCACCAAACATAGTTTGTTTCATACTCCCAAAACGAGTACCATCAAAAACTGTGATTGTAGGGGAAGATGTATTTTGTACAGTTACATTTCCAGTAAATGTACCGCCTGTAAGCATTGCAGCACCCGCCGCCGTTACATTTGCAGCGTCAGTAACATCTGCACTAGCTTCTATGGCATTCAGTTTTGTATGGTCAGCGTCAGTGAAGACGTTACTATCTGAAGCACTTTCTACTAAGGCCCGTACTTCTGCAGCGGTTTGGTCTGCTGTAGCACCGGCTTCGATGCCATCTAGTTTTGTACCATCAACAGATACGTCTCTGCCATCAACCGTCCCAGTGGTAGTAATATTCCCAGAATATGTGACATTATTAAACGTGGTATTATTAATTGTACCGCCAGTAATTGCTACTGATGATCCAGACTGACCAGCGAAGTTCCCGAAGACTTCTACTTCAAGCAAATCGCCTGCAGTTGCTCCTGCGTTGAGAGTAACACGATTGTTGGCTGCAGATACTGTATAATCGGTAGTGGTTATCAGTCGGATGCCGTTTAAAAATACGTTCACCAGACCAGCAGTATCAATAGCCATAGTATTGCTGGAACTGTCGTTTCCGGAGAATACGGTCTGACCGGCAGTAGCCACATAGACAAAGTCTGCTTTTATTCCTTCAATGGAAGCAGAAGCGGTTTGCCATGTTGAACCCGTATAAACTCTGGTGACGTTTGTGGTACTATTGAAATACAGCGCACCGGTAACCAGAGCATTTCCATCTAGGTCTGTAGAAGGGTCTGAGGACGCTGCACCAAGATATGTGTCTTGGAAGGTGTCCAGACTACTAGCCGCTGCAGTTGCAGAGTTGGCGGCAGAGGTGGCTGAGTTGGCGGCGTTAGTAGCACTTGTAGCAGCCGCTGCGTTAGAGCCTACGCCTGTATCGACGTATGCCTTTGTAGCAGCGTCTGAGTTAGCCGAAGGAGTAGCCAGATTAGTGACCGTATTACCACCAGCATTTATGTTCCCTGTTAGAGTACCACCAGCTAGAGGTAGTTTAGCCGCAATAGAGTTTGTAACCGTGGTCGAGAAGTTGGCATCATCGCCAATTGCTGCAGCTAATTCATTCAGCGTGTCCAGAGCAGCCGGAGCAGATGCAACTAAACCGCTTACCTGAGTGTCTACATAATTCTTAGTAGCTGCTTGCTGGGCAGATGTTGGATCAGATACGTTTTCAATAGTAGTACTGGTAACATCTATTGTACCATTTACCGTCAGATTATTTAAAGTAGTAGTACCAGTAGGATCACCGTTAGAATCTACCGGATGGGTAACATTACCTACTAGGTTACCCGTTACATTTCCTGTTACCGCACCTGTCAAAGGGCCAACAAAACTAGTACCAGTGATGGTAGACCCGCTAATCGCTGCTAGTACGTTAGCACCAATGACAGTACCATCTATGGCACCGCCGTTAACGTCGATGGCTCCAAAAGTAGACGTACCAGAAGAGGTGATATTACCAGTTACATCTCCTGTCACTGCGCCTGTATGTAAGCCCGTGGAATTACCTACTAGGTTACCGGTGATATTACCCGTTGCTGAAATAGTTGAGAACGCACCAGTACCAACAGAAGCCACGCCAATGTCTGTACCGTCGATGTCACCGCCGTTGATATCCACGTCTGTGATCATAGCACCTGCAAGGTCTTGCTGGACTAACTCACGCCAAACAGCAGCCCCGCTGGTATTACCTACGCATACATAAATACGTCCAGTGCTACTATTCTCCCATAAAGATCCCGGTGCGTAGCCATCCCCGCTATCATCATTCGCGGTAGGAATAGCATTTGTTACGTTGTTCTTACCGCCCACACCGCCGTTAGCCAGCGGCAGGTAGCCAGTTACAGATGTAGCAAGAGGTATCTTTGGGCCGTCTCCTGTACCGCCAGTGTGGGTGTGACCGCTGGCGGCATTAAATGCTGAAACAATCTGGTTAAATTCTGCGTTAAGAGGCGGTGCAGTAATACCCGCCCCGTTGATTATCGTAGCAGTTGACTGCCTTGTGTAACCTGCCATTGACTATCGTCTCCCTGCAACTGAATATTCAAAAACCATACCTTGAATTGAGTATGGCTCTGTCTGACCAACGGTTACGAAGGTGGCTTGCACTGCAAATCCGCTACCTTGAACATCACTAGTCATAATTGGTTTGGATGAACCGCCGTAGAGGACGTTGGCGGCTGCGTAATTAATATTTCTACCTGCATACCTCGTAGGCGCACCGGTAGAGGATTGAGAATAGGTATTAGGTGCTTGGACATCTCCATCACCCCAATCGTAGGTGACTGATAAGAGAAGTTCTAATGGACCTTCTGCTCTGATAAAGGTGTTTATCTTGCGAATTACCTTGCGCTGCTCAGTCTCGCCAAAATCCAAATAAGGAGTGGCGTACACTGCAACAATATCATCACCGTTAAAACTGGTGCCTACTTCCTGCCTGTATACATTTCCGTCATGGTCTGCGTGTAGGATCACCTCTTCTGTGCCTACATAATCTGAAGTGCAGCAAGACGCACGTATTCCCTGTAATTGCCCAAAACTCCAACTAATAGAACCGCCATCCTCAGATAGACCGCCAATGATCCCTTCGGCATCTACAACAGACGGGCTGATAGTTCCATTTGCAGCGGTAGAGGCACCATAAAAGTACCTGACCTGAGACTTAGACCTGATTACTACCCCGCTGAGAGTATCCATGTCGTTGTTCTTGATAATATCAACAAGGGTCGCTTGAATAGGCTTAGATACTGTCTCAAGTTCCACATCGCCAATTCTACTAGTACCGGCAACTGGTCTGAAACCATCAGGTGCCAAAAACATAAGGTCACCACCGATTTCCAGAACGCTATCCCGTGCTACACAGCCTACGTTTGTGGTAACCTGTTCTAAAACGAATGCTCCGGCAGAACTGACAGAAACCTTCTTGATGTCCTTATTACCAAAAACAAACAGGTTATCACGAAAGGGCTTAATCTGGACTACATCGTAACCCGCTGCTATCTGACCGCCGCCTGCAGCCGTAGTCCATGTGTATGGGTCGTTAGGGGCTGAATGGGCTACTACCGCGCCGGTAGCCTGATGACCTGATATGAATAGATGGTTTTCAAATACGTCTACCAGAGCCGGAGCGTTTAAAGCCTGCGCTCCACCCGCCGTGTTACTACCGCCTGCAGAAAAACCACCTGAGTTAGTTGATTTAATTTCTTCCCAGTTTGCACCATCAAAGACAATCGCAGGGTTAACGCCGTCTACAAAGCAAATCTTATTGCCGGTGCCAAAATTAAACTGGGCGTGGCGTATCTTACTGACCGTCAGGGTATTGGCAGTCATTGGCCTAGTGACGCTGTAATCCAGAGTGAATTTTCTCCAGCCGATACCAGCGGTGTAGTAGTAGAAACTATACGTGCTTCCACCGGCATCCTTACGCGCAGCAATGATCTTAGTGGAGTTGCTTACATCATCCTTGAATATGGCTAGGCCGAGCACTGGTCCGGTGCCAGTTGTCTGCCCTGCTACAGTAACTTCTCCGTAGGCACTGTCATATTTAGAAAAACCCTCAATACGCCGATAACCACCAAATAATGACGGTTCATAATTGACTAATCTAGTAGCACTACCGGGGTTATTATCAGATAAGTCCAAATGATTTTCATTGGAATTAAGACCACCGGCAGAGACAACTTTTATTGAGGCTATCTGGTCTGGCATTAGAACCTGACCCGTGTGTCTCGGATGTAATCAAACTGGTTGATGTACAAACTCTGTAGGTCTTTTAATCCTTGTTCAAAGGCTACATAGGACGCTTGGGCTGACTCCACGTTATCCTTAAACATGTACATGTGATACAGCGCACCATCTACGAGGACGCTGTCAAAAGAGGTTGGTACACGGGTAACATCATCATACAAAGTGAGGTCGGTGTAGTTGAGGAAGTAATTGAATTTTACCTTGTAGGCTTTGTCCGGCGTAGGGGTTACTCCAAATGCACTGCCATGAGCAGGGTAAATGTGCGTAGGCACTCCTCTACCGGCTGCGCCAGAGGTAGTGTCTGTGTCACGGTGATATCTGTAGTACTCATCTCTATCCATTGAAGCCATCGTGGCGTTCTTTGAACCTAGATTAGCGTCCTCTAGTATTTGGAAACTGTTAAAGTCTGCTGTTTTTAAATTGGCAGGCCAAGAGTACTCTTCTGTGCCTGCAACTAGTGTTTGTGTGTGGGTAGCCGCATTAAAGGGCCATCCAAATTCTGCCTGATTAATACGCGCCAAAGAAGCCTTGACCGCATCCTTACTCAGTGCATGTACACCTCGCACAGACGAAAAATCAGCGTCAGAGATTTCCACCTCGTTTAGACGCCGTAAGACCTGATTACATAGCGAGATGTAAGTAGAAGGCATACTAATTCCTCAAAAAGGGGTAAAGGGGCCAGCACAAGCCAGCCCCTAAATTTATCAGGCTAGGTTGTACCAAGCGTTGAACAGGCTATCGCTGCGCAGGATTTTTCTACCATAGAGATTCATGCCGCGCACGATGTCCGCGAAGGTATCTGGTGACCGGAAAGTCTCTGTTTTAGCAATTTGTTGCGCTGTAGCAACTGCACCCATATGACCAGCAACCAGAACACCATAATGGGCTGTAGAACCGGCTGCAGTAGCAGTACCGGGTCCAGTGCCTTTGTACGGCAGGTTGTTAGACTTATAAACGTCAAAGCCACGAATTTTATTAGGCAGCTTGCCGTTACGCAGTTCATCACCACCACCGAAATCGGAATTGATGAGTTTTGACGAGGTGTCTAGCAAGACTTCGCAGAACACTGGGTCCACAACGATATAACGACCATCAGTATCGACATTTGCCTGATCCATCATCCGAGCAATACGGTTCATAATCTCCAAAGGAGAAGTAATGATACCAGTACCACCGTCTGCAGCAATTGGAATAGCCTTAGTGCTATCGCCAGACACTCCAGAGAAGGCGTTGCCGCGCAGTTTGTTGGCTGCAAGCAGTTCGTCATTGTCTGCACCAGCATCAGCTTTAGTCGATCCTGTTTCCAGAGCAGTACGAGCAGTAGTCGCATCGGTGTAACCCGCCATGTGGCGAAGTACTTCTGCGTCCATTGCATCCTTCATTTTATAGCCAGCACGATCCGTTGCCAAATCTACGAAATTGACGTGCGAATGCGCTTCTTCGATATCGTCCATCGCAAACTGGTAGTAGTTCGCTTTATTTA